TTTAACTTGACCAGAAACGCCTGCATCTCTTGACGGTCATCGCCGGAGAGGTTATTAAACTGCAAGCTAGCTCGCCAGAGAGAACCTTTGCGAGAGGTGGTCTGGACAGCGTTGGTTAAGGGTGACTGAAACGTGCGAGTGTTAGAGACAAGCTCAAACGTGTTTGTCGTTGGGGTGATGCTTGGGAAGGTGAACGTAGTCATCTAAAATCTGCCCCTTCTCTTCAGGTCTTGAATCGTCATTATGGTCTGTTGTGATGTCTGGGCCATAGCAGATTTAATCTTCTGGTCTACGTCAGCCCCTGCACCCCTAGCATCTACATTATTAACGATTGTTATTCCCGCTGCCCCTCCTTTCCTGTGGTCTACAATGGTTTCGTTAGGGTGAACCATAGCCATTCGACCACCCTTTCCGTCCAGTCCGCCTGCGCGAGCGCCATAGCCGGTGAAACCGCCACCCTCGAAGCTCTGGGCTTTGATTTGAGCGACGTTAGCCAATCCCAAGGTAAGTGCTGCCCCCGCCATGACCTGGGGTATAGGGAATGGGAACGGAGCCGCCAGTGCATTAGTAGCGCCCTGGAATGCCGCCATCGTAGCTTCCGCCATTCGGTAAGCCTTCTGCATCTGGAAGACTTTCTTGTTGCTGGCGTCTAGGGCCATCAACTGATCGCCAACTCCTTTTATAGCATCTGACCTGGCCTTCTGGTCCGATTTTAACTGCTTACCAGCCGCCTTCTGTGCTATATCTCCTCGACGGTTCGTCTCTTTTTCTATAATCCCCGTTATCAGAGATTGCGCTTCTTGCTGCGTTATTCTCTCTCGTTCAAGAAGCTCCTGGACCGTCGATAAATTCTTGGCGTAACCGGCAACCTCTTTCTCTTCCTTCGTCATAATGAAGGTATCTAGGTCCGCTAAGGCTTTTTTGTCAGCATCAATTTGCTGTTGGCGCTTTCTCTCAGCCTCGGCTTTATCCTTTTTGTTTTTAGCTATCCTGGCAGCTTCTTCTTTGTCGAATTTGTCTTGCAGCCGTTTTACTTCTGCGTCTGTTTCTGCCTGATCAGATTTAGCTAAACTTTCCTTAAACTCAGCATCGGCCTTCATTGTTTTCAGCAACATACGTCGAGTTTCAATCTCGCTAAGTATTGCTTCGCTCGCCCCGCCTGCCCTCAATGCGGACATCTCTTGCTGCTCCGCGGTCTTCCCGATGCTTTCTATCTGAGCATTAACGTCAGCCAAAACCTTCTTTGCGCCAGAATCCGGGTCAACCTGGTCGAACAGAGCTTTAAGCGAATCCTTTAAATCATGTATGGCGAGACCAGCTTCCTTGGCATTATCGCGCTGCTTTTTAACCTCTAATGCAAGCTCTGCCGTGACGCCTTTACCATTTCTTTGGCGTAGGTTTAGCTCCTTCATAGCACTTGCGTGACGCTTAACTGCGTCTTCAAGCCTTTCTCTTTGGGTGGCAAGTTCATCAAGCTGCGCCCTGGCAGCGGCCCCAACTTCTTGCTTACGCATCTGCTGTTCAATCCGATTCAACTCGGAAAATGCGCCAGCGGCTCCCTTAGCCTCTTCCGCTAAGTCTGCCATTACAGTAGTTGTATCAGTTAGTGCTCTGTAAAGTGGACCAGCAACCCCAGCACCGATGGCTAAAACAGCACCAAGGACAGCACCACCAGGGCCGAACAGGGATGCGATCTGAGAACCCTGCTGACCAAACACAATCATTGCGTCGGTTCCGCCTTGAACCTGTACTGCAATGTCTTGGAATTGATGACCTAACTGGCCTATGCCGCCCCGCATGAACCGCAGGTTAGTGTCTAAGTCCTTTGCAGACTTGCCGGTCTTGGCCATGTCTCCCTGGGCTTTTTTCATCCCAGCGGTCATCTGACTGCCGTCAACACCAAGGGTTAGTATGCTTTTACCGAGGTTTTGAGCCATCAGCTTGTTCCTGCTTTAACCGAAAGTAAGTCCACCAATGATTGAATTCATCGACGGTCATTTCCTGAATTATCGAGAGAGGCTGACCAAGGCGACTGGCAAGTTCGTACATCATGAACAATTCAGTCGGCTCGCCCTGGTCAGTTAGGAGTTTTTTTCGCGCTCCTCCTCGCTCTCAGCATCAAGTGCCAATGCGAAGTTGCCCAAGCGAGTTAACACCTCTGGGTCCACGGACTTCTTGAGCTTGACCTTATCTTCTAAGCTAAAGACCTGGTCTCCCTTTTCATCCTGTAAGCCGAAAATGCACGCATAGACTAGGTAGTCTGTTGCGTCACCATCGGCTCGCTTCGCCCAACGTGACTTGTCTTCCAAGGTAAGTCTCTTGGCGTAAAGCTTCACGTTCCACTCGGGTACTTCAATCGTTCTAATTTCGCGGTTGCTGAAGTGTGCAACCGCATCGTCAATCAGCCGACCCATTAGGCAGTGGCAGTCGTTAGAGCGCCAGAACCTTGCACCGTAATGCTGGCCTCAACCATTCCGTCGAAGCTGGCAGTGCGGGTGAAACCTGTAACTAAAGCCGTACCGCTGTAGTAAGTATCACCAGTAGCATCACCTTCTGGGTAGAACGCCAAAGTGACGCTGTTACCTACTGCCAGGGCTACCTGACCATTGGTATCGGTTTCATCCCAGAATACGTCCAGAGAGCCTGAAAACGACTTCAGAGTCGTAATGTAGGTTCGTGCCGTATCGGTCATTACCGTATCTTCTACCGTATCGGCAGTCTCTTCGATTGAAAAGGAACGCACTTCTGCTACTGCATCAGAGCCGACCTTCACAATACCATCTTGGCCTTTATGTGTAGCCATGTGTTATTCCTCCTCGGAATCGTCTTGGTTTGCAAGTTCCTGATTTTGCTCAGGTTTTTCATCCTTGGCAAGTCCGTCTGCACGCACCCACCCATTGGATTCTAGCCAGGCCACGTTGTCCTTGTGTGCTCCAACAACATTGCCGTCTTTAGTCATTTCAATCATGTTTATACCGCCGTTTCTACGTCGTTTTCTTTGGTGGCGTAGGTGATATCAATCGTAAGAGTCGATCTCGCAACAGGTTGGTCACCCTCACCGCTGAATTCTGCATCCATGTTTGTAATGTTGGTGTCTTTGGCGTATCCGCCTCTAGTAAGGTCGGTGTAAAGCGCCTCTTCAATCTCTACGCAAATGGCATCCAGGGTATCGTCGTAGTTGCTGGTCCCCTTGACGTAAATCTCTACTGCAACTGTTAAGTTGCGTATCTGGGTGCGTGGGATTCCCATCGTCTCATACCCAGTGCTCTCGTCTCGCGTGTAAATGGCGAGTCCTGGCAGTTTGTCTTCCGCCAGGGGATAAACCCTGGTTCGATAGATATTGCTACCAGTGGTGGTCAGACCAGTGAGCGTCGTAACCACATTGTCCCTGATTGACTTGCGGACATGAGCCATTATTGCTTCTCAATCAGTAGTTCTGTGATACCCGTTCCGTCCGCCATGACCACTCTGACTATGTAGTTGTTACCGTCGTAGGAAACGGTGTCTCCTTCAGCGGCGCTACTAATATCCGCCGTGCGAGCCGTAAGTCTAGGTCTCTGTATGGCGAAGGCGACGGAACCGCCGGCATCAACCGCTTCGTAATCATTATCGACAATAGCTGTCACATCAACCGCGCTGCCACCAGACGGTGTATAGCTAACCGTTTGACCGAAGTCGGTCAGCATAATTAGCCTATCAGCAGCAGTCTCAACAGCCATTAATCAGATCGCCGTCTTGGCTTGGGTGAACGCTTAGGCATTGGCTTGTCATCAAGGCCGATAGAGCGGTCTTCGACAACAGGCTCGTTAAACGGAACGATACGGCCAATACCCATCAAACCTTTAACGTCGGCTTCATGAAAGTCCTTGCCCGTCTCTACAACGTCGCCAACGTTCCATGTGGAACCCTGGATAACGCAACGCTTCATTACTTGGTACTTCATACCTACTCCAAAAAGGAAGACCCCCCACCCGAAGGTGAGGGGCTTCGTCAGCTTTACGCTCCGTCGTTACCGAATGCGAAGCTCACTGCGTGACGTACTGCTACGTCTACAGATTGCAATGCAACGACTCGGACTGTGCCGCTGGTGCTGTTGCTGTATGGGTCAACAACGATGTCCAATCCACCGAACATGCCGATGAGTAGGTCACTGAAGTTACCGAAGTACAGGTTTCCAGCAGTAGCTTGGTTAGACACGATGCCACGATAACCGTTGATGGTGCCGCCCGGCTCAACTACGAATTGAGCAGTATTGGTGGCCTTCTCAATGGTCTTTAACGCGCCATACATGCTTGCAGGCAAGATGTAGGACAGATTGCCCATCAGAGCGTTGTCTTCTGCTACAGCAGTTTCCAGCGTTACTACTTCAGCAAACGTTGGGTTAGCGCCAGCAAAGTTGGTCACTTGGTTAACACCAGTGGTATTCAAGATACCTTCTGGGTTGCCAGAAGCGCCAGAACCTTCCAAGCCAGCCTTGTCAATCGCGGTAGCGATAGATTGAGCCAGATCGTCACGGATCAGAGCTTCAACGTCCAAAGAGCTTTGGATGAGCAACTGACGAGTTACGTCGGTGAATGCACCCAGAGTCTTAGGAGACATGCTCACGTTGCCAATAGTCATTTCAGACTCAGCAGCAGCCGTACCCTCACTCGCCACGAAAGCGGCGGTAGAAGCAGCAGTCTTCTTGGGGATCTTAACGTCGCCAGAAAGACCACCGAGCATACGAGCACCGGCCTGCATTACGCTTGAAGCGTTACGCAGAGCGTCGATGAACTCTTCACCCTTGAAGTCTTCAGCAATCAAGTCGCCGTCAGAGCCAGCAGACATATCGCGCTTCCAGTTCCGCAGAACTTCAGCAGGCAACATGATGCCTTGAGCGGTCACACCGTACTGCTGTGCAGCGGCTCGTGATGCTTCAAACTCAAACGCAGCAGCTTCTTGAGCGCGACGGTCAGTTGGGTTAGCCAGAGCGTGGATTGCACGCATCATGCTGAACCGACCAACCTCTTTTTGAGTCAGGCCAATCTCTTGGTTTTCCAGAGCGCGAGTCGTGCCGATTTCTTCCAGCAACTGACCACGGAACTCTTCGATGCTTACGCCTTCAGCAATGGCTTTCTGAGCCATGTCTGACTTTTCATGACGAGCACCAAGCTCTACGATTAGAGCGGCGTTCTTTTGTGCGGCTTGACGGGCTTGAGCCTCAACCGCCTGAATATCAACTTCTGACATTGTGTTCTCCTGGTTGTCAGTAATGATTATGGGTTGTTGCGAAGCCTCGCTAGACCGACCCACGCCGACTGTCACATCAGCGGGAATAGAAACTAGACTTGCTTCATGGATGCGGAACCTCTTCACAACATATGTGTCCTTGTCCTTGCGCTCCATTTTTTGCACCGAGTAACCAATGCTGACATTAGCTTTGATACCATCGGTAACATCATCAAAAGCCTCTCTGGCAAGCGCACCTTTTCCAAAGCGCACCGTCGCACGGAGTCTGCGTGCCGAGCCGTCCAGGCTTACTGATTCGATAACGCCAACTTGCTTCTCTGGGTCATGGTCCAGTAACAAGGGAGCGCGTCCAGACTTGAGAAACGATAAATCCATCGCGTCTTCTGACTGTGC